TATTTATAACTTTATAGATTGCCGCCTTTCGATCTAGTAAGCTTAACTTTGATTTTCTCAATGTCTTCACTAGTTAAAATTCTTAAGGCTTCTTTCGCTTTGTTGAAACTATAACCAAAATATTCTTGAACTGCTTCTAAGTTTTCTTCTTCAGACTTGATCCATTTACTGTACCGTTTACTTTTACGAACGACACCACATAGAAAATCATACTGCATCTTATTATCTATATGGGGTCTTGCGTTCATTTCATTGCCAGGTATAACAGTGTCAGCAGCAAACCCCATTGCACGATTGACGATGAAAGGATTGTATTCCTTCTCAGTCGCCTCATCGACAATGAGATTTTCTTTTGTAAAGTTTATGCTGTTGGCAAAATCAAACGGACTTATCTTTTTCGTTTTTACTTCAAAAGATTTCTCGTCTACTACTTCGACAGGAGGCCCCAATTCTTCAAGAAAACTCATAATTTATTCCCAGACTGTTTTAGTCCTTTTACCAATACGAATTATTGCTGAAATCTCATCGGGTGAAAATTCTAAAAATTGATTGTCATCTTCGACATGTTCCCACTCTAGAGTCTTCTCAGCAGTCATCTTTAAATCCTTAACCCATACTTCATGTGTGTAACCAGACTTAAAAATAATTTTGAGTTTTATTTGTTTTTCGTTTCTAGGCCATTTCATAGACTAGTCCTTGAACTGTATGCTTGCCATGATTTCAGTTAGGCAGGCAGTTAGATTGATTTCCTGATCAGCAACAAAGGCTGCTTTATACTGATAGTCCGCAATCAACAAAACCATCTGAGGGACAGTTTTGATTTCAGGAAGTAACGAATCATAAATGTAACGGAAGATGCCTTGAGGATCAGTGTCAACATTGTTGGCAACCCACTGACGCATCTTCTTCCAATCTTTATCTTTCAGCGAAGAGATAAGGTCTTTAGTATTTATATCAGAAATATTACTTAGAATACCTTCATCAATAGTACCAGAAGAACTGTATCGCTGTAGCTCATTGAGTACACGGCGATAGTCAGGGATATACTTCATCAAAAGTTCAGCGAGAACCTTGTCTTTGTATGTCACGCCTTCAGCATCAAGAACAAACTGCATGCGCTTCATGAATTTGCTTGCAAGTACAGGCTGATCTTTCTTGTCAGTCCTAAACTCAATGACTGTAGTTCGGCTGTGAAGAGGATCGATAATCTTTTGCTTGTAATTACAAGTGAAGATGAAGCGACAGTTTTCAGAGAATGTTTCGATGAATGCCCGAAGTGCAGGCTGTACTGATTCTCGATTGAGATAGTCTGCCTCATCAATGATTACGACTTTTGTTTTGCTTTCAAAGGATACTGCGCTTGCAAAACTTTTAATCTTTGTTCGGAGGGTATCGATTTGACGACCTTCGTCTGAACCATTGATAACGATATAATCGCAACCTAGTTCTTCACACAAGGCTCGTGCAACTGTAGTCTTGCCTGTGCCAGCAGTGCCACAAAGGAGAAGATTAGGTACTTCTCCTTTCTTTAGGAACTCTTTGAATGTGGCTTTTGTTTTTTCAGGAAGGATACAGTCTTCGATAGTTTGAGGGCGATACTTCTCGACCCAGAGGAAATGATCTTTCATTTTTCACACCATTCATAATATATAATTTAGCCGCCAAACTTTTCTTTGACCGCAGTGTCATCGCTCAAGTCTAAAACAATATGGCGACCCCGCTTTGGGGTCACCTCTTCTACTGTCTCAACTGGATAATGTTCGCAGCCTTTAGTGTAACCTTTAGGAGAGTCAACGACTTTAGCGCCGCATTCCTCACAAATAAAATTACTCACTATCGTCTCCAAAAATTTCTACATTACCTGTCATTACTTTCTTTGCAAAACTAATAGCAGGGCCAGGGCGGGCGTACACATACTCTACTGTGTCATCACCCTTAGAGAATTCAACTAACCAACCGTTGATTGCTTCTCTGATATTTACATTCAGTTGAGTGTCGTTCATGATTAAAACTCCGATGTTTGATGAAGTGCTAACCAATACTTAACATCAGTAGCAGTGTTGACCAAGTGCATGAACTTCTTCTCAGAAAGAGTTACACGATAGCTACCAGGAAGAACTTTGAGATTCTCAATTTGCAAATGCGCCTTGAAAGTCTTGTCAGTTTCAGTGATAACTTGCTTGAAGCTATTGCTCTTCGGTGTAGCAGGATCACCTACCGTGAGAGTAGCGTTTGTGCCATCACCAACGATGCTCAACATAGGAGCTGCGGTGATACCTGCTGCTTTCTGAATCATGCTCAGATCATCTGCGGACAGATCGAAGCTGAAGAAATCATCAACTTCAATTTGCTTGTCGGGTGCGCCAACAATGATTTCGGGATCGGAGTAGTAATATTCAAACAGACTACGATCCTTAGACACTGTAATAGACTCGTCACCGAATGATACTTCTGTATCTTCCATGAGAGTCAGTAAGCCTAGAAGGCTGTTCAAATCGTAAATTGCAAACTCACGATCAAAGGTCTCTGCAATTGTAGCACGAGCAAAAATGTTCTTGCCTGTGCTAATAGTAGACAGAGTATTGCCTTGACGAACAAGAAGATTCGTGTTCACCGAAGCAAAGTTTTTAAGTACAGAAAGTGTATCGTTACTAATTTTCATAATATAATCTCACAAAGTTAATATTGTCCGTACAGTGTACAGCAATCATAATAAAAAGTCAAGCGGTTATGTATTCTCAATTACTTCGCTGGTGTATGTTATGCCGTTAGAATCATTGTATGCAACTGCACCGATACTACCCCATCTGGGAACCATAGCATCATAGAAATTGTCATAGTCTGCTTCAGTAGGCGCAGTATATACAACTGTTAGAACATTTCCTGAAATGGTTCTTTCAGCAGTTACATTGTTAGCAGACATTAGTGATTCTGTTTGTGTAATAAAAGAATCATCTTGTGCCTGAAAGTTAGTGCTTGCACTAGCACGAGTTAATGTCAATCTTACCTTGTAAGCCATTTGGTTTCTCCTAAATTGTGCGTTTAACTCATTCTATTTATAAGAAATGGTTACAGTGTCGTCAGAATATTTTCGATCATGTTCGTACAGTGCCAAGAAACCGTAGTGAATGATCTTCACAATATCCTTTCGCCATTCATCTGGCGATTCACCTTTCTTACCGTATCGACCATTGTACTTGTCGATGTTGCCGTGAAAGAACCCGTCACCGTGTCCTCTATCGACAATGATCTCAGCGGACTGAAGTCCGCCTTGACCGTAGTGACCTTTGTAAGTAGAGTCGATATACTTCTTAAACTCTTCGATCAACTCGTCTTCACGAAACCTATAACATTTCTTCATAATTATCTAACCCATAAAAATTTTTATATATGCATCTTACCTGACTAAATTTGTTTTTTGTAGCATAGTCCCGGATTTCTTGTAAGATTTCCTCTACAGAAACTTCACTATTCAAGTATTCAGTTTTCCATCCAGTGATATCCTTTAACCTATACTCATCAAATTTTTGATGTAATGTTTTTTCTAATGTTTCTACCTGACCGTCAGTGCTACATTCAAATACATGAGTAAAATGCATTTGTTTCACAACATCAAAGTTTTCTTCTGACCTACCTCGTACCAATTTCACCAATCTTCTATATAATACTTTAATTTTTTTGGACCGACAGATACCTATTTTAAGTTTAAACCCGTCCCAGAAACAATACATTGAATAATTAGATTTGCTCATATTAAAAGTTAAGAACATTTTCCTCGTCGGAATATTTAGTATATTGTTTAGCTACAGCATTCCTAGCTGCTGTTTCAATTACGACTTTAGCATCTGGGTTTTCAAAAATAAATTTCAACCCATCCACCAAACCATCGTCATGTCCTTGTTCAACAAGTAGACACCACATCAATTGCCATCCACGTTGCCTTGACCATTTCAAACTGTTTTCAGACAAAATTTTAGTAAGTTGGGTTTGTACACTGCTCATACCTCCCATAAGCATAACTAAATTTTTCCAATTTTCATGTATGTTTGTTTCTTTCAGAAGACCCTGTACTTGAAGGTTTTTCCAAAATGCCCAAATAGTCTCATCAAATCTTGAATTTCTAAGAAAAGGATCATTTGCAACAAACTTACATAATTCTTCAACCACATCAACTTTTTGGTTCATAATGTCAGTATGGGTAAAAGAGCAAGGGATGTTTTTCTTATGTTCTGTTGTCGGTAAAAGTCTGCAATTATATTTTTCCATAATTGATATTTTTTTCAATATATCATCATTTGATCCCCACTTATCTTTCAAGCCAATCAATTCAACATCAGAATTGGCTTGTCTGGCTTCACGCAAACTATTAACAGCTATGCGAATAATGTCATAATCATTTAAGTCTGCTTTACCCAAAACATTATATTGTAGCATCAAAATGCCGCCGAACCCCGGGGGACAATTATAAAATTTAACAGCATTCTTAAAAACTACATCTTCCCGATTTTCTGTACTATTAATATCAGCCATGCCGTGAGTCTCGCCATCACACAGGTGAAACCTACCGGGAGCGTTTACAGGGTCATATTCATAGGCAAGAACAGGAACATTCAAATATTCCATAAAATTTTCTGTCATTTGCATATTGTGAGGATCTGGTTGTTTTTTCCGCTGAAACGTATGAATGCTATCAACGTCAATTGCAGATAAATCACCGCATTCTACTCTGATACCGGCTTCATTTGCGTTTGATTTTCTTTTTTCACAGAAAGTTTTTCTAGTCGTTTCACTATAACCCATTTCTACAAAAAGTTCCTTTGCTAAATCTATTAAAGGAACCGCAGAATTGACAGGGATATTCTTCTCAACCCTAGGATCGAATGGATTATTATCTGCGGTAAAATTAGGATTGCCTACACAATCATCGTACAATACTTCGACTATAGCGTTCATATTAAAAAGTCCTCACTGTTTAAAAAATAAATTATAACAAAAAAGTGTGATGATGTCAAGCTCTAAAAGCTGACATCATCTGTGCTAGTGTTAGCAAGCTCGTCTTGCCAAGTAGGCTGCTCTTCGTTCGAAGGATCAACCTTGCTGTACAAGTCGATGAATGCTTGCTTTGTATCCTCGTCAAAGCGATTAGTACAAAGCGTGATTGCTTTTGTCTTGTCCTTGAACACTGCAAAAGCATTTACAATATGTTCCAGCCTACGAGTGCTAACCAACTCATCGATTGCACCTTCTAGATAGGTCTTACGGATAACGTCCGACCATGTAACGAGGTGTGTAGCGAAATCTTCATCGACACAGCCTGCTCGTTCCATCTTGTTGAGAATGATTTTTTTCTCAACGGACATTGTAGGGTACTCCTGCTCAACGGTGATGGCAAATCTCTCCAAGAAAGCCTCGTCAAGTAACTGGGCGCTAATAAATTTACCATCATCAGAGCCACGACCTTTTGTATTAGCCGTAGCGATAATTGTAAAACCGTTAGCAGGAGTAATGGTTTCGCCAGTCTTTTTGTTGAAGTAGGATTTACCTTCGAGGACAGCCTGGAGACACATCAGCTTATTCGATCCACGATCTACTTCATCCAAAATCAGGACAGCGCCCCGCTTCATAGCGGTGAGGACGGGCCCTTCCCTATAGACGACATTACCATCAACTAGTGTATTGCCACCGATCAAATCATCCTCGTCGGTCTCAATACTAATGTTTACACGAATAGCCTCACGCTTGAGGTTCGCACAAATCTGTTCAACCATTGTAGTCTTGCCGTTACCAGACAGACCACTAATGAATACAGGATAGAACATGCGGCTGTCGAGGACTTTCTTGAGGTCTCGATAGAAGCCGAATGGAACAAAGGTAGAATCCTTTGCTGGAATTAGATTTTCAATTTCCACATTAAGTTTCGCTTGATTAAGCACCTTAGCAGCAGGAGCAGTGTTGTCTACTACGACCTTGGGTGCAGGAGCTGCTTTAGGTGTGACAGCAGACGTTCCGGCAAACATCTCAGTAAGATCATAGACACCAGACACGACCTTGTACTTATCTTTCAACAAGAAGCTAGGGTGATTGATACCTAAAGATTTTGCCTCACGGATGATATCCTTACGAGACACATGATTAGAGTTATCCGAAAAGTTTCGGAGAGTGTTTACTAGCGTTTCACGATTAGTGTTGTTCATAATATAGTCCCTCACAGACATGATTAAAGTTTGTTTTCTCAGTTTACATATACATTATAACGAATAATGTACACATTGTCAAGCATTTATTTCGCCTTTGTAGATCAATGACTTACGCCACCTGAGGTATGAATTTCTGCACAAATACACGACTCTGTGCCTTGTTTCCGGCAAATTTCTTGAAGCCTCGTAGTAGATCGCCCTTAGCGTTAGACTTGACCTCTAGCTCAGCGTCCTCAAGTTCGAGGTTAGCAGACTTCACAAGGTATCGAACATCGAAGCCTGTAGTGTCCTTGACCTCAATAAGACCAGATGATCGGTTGCTAATCAGATTGTCCCATTGAGTGTACATATCGTTTCTGTTGTTGATGCTGAAAAGATCACGACAATCCTCAAGTTCTCGCCTGTTCCAACGAGGCAGAAGATGATAGTTGATTGCAGAAG